AGCCAATCCAGGTCAATCTGGTAATCCGGGTGGTAATGGTAATGCTGGTGCTAATGGTAATGCCGGACAAGCAGGTAGTGCAGGTGCAAATGGTACCGGCGCTACAAATGGTAATGCTGGTGCTAGTGGTAATGCTGGAACAGCTGGCAACCAAGCAAGCATACAAAATGCAGCTAGAACTGGTATCAGAGGTGGTTATGCATATGCAGTTTCTGTTCCCTCCGGTGGTACTATAACAATATTTTGGGATGGTCAGTAGTTGACTTTATAATAGAATTGTGATATTCTTTATATACTATGAATCTATTTAAAAAACTAACATCCGTAACTGGTGATGATACTATTGAGTTTCTCTGCTATCCAGAGGATAAAGGTGTCATACCAGAACCCATCCCTTCCCGTAAATTTATTCCTGATTGGTTCAAACGTCTTCAACCCAAAATGTATGAAGATGCTAGTAAGTCTGGTGGAGGAGGTTTAGAATCATCAACGATTAAGCGTTGTCCTCCTTTTTTAGATGCTATGACTACAGGATGGTTAATTCCATTAGCTGCAGATGTTGAATTTAAAACAAACAATGATGCATCTGGTATAGATTATAAATGGAAATTCCATAGACCTATGGTTGAAAATCATAGCGCTGAGCAAGTATCTGGTAATCCAAACTCTCTTTACCCCCCAATTAAATTTATGAATCACTGGGCAATTAAAGTTCCTCCAGGTTGGTCAGTTTTATTTGTTCCTCCTCTTAATCGTCCCAATCTACACTTTGAATGTCTTTCAGGATTTGTTGATTGTGATGGTTACTATGAGTTTATTAACTTCCCAGGTTTTTTTAAGACACCAATGTTTGAAGGTATTATTGAAGCAGGTACACCATTAATTCAAGCTATTCCAATTAAACGTGATGGATTAATGAAGAATTACACAAATAGAGCCATGACACAACAAGAGTTAGATGAGCTTGAAAAAACTAGAGCTAAAGTTAGAGTCCATGAAAGTCATTATCGTGATAATGTTTGGGATAAAACAAAATGAGTTACTATAAATTTACACCGGCCTATTCATACCACCGTGGCGAACATCCCTATGTTAGTTGGCAAAATGGATTTAGTGATGATGAAATTGATCAGATAGTAGAAATTGGGGAATCATTACCTAAAATTAAAGCTACTGTTGGTCAAGGGGTAGATAACAAAGAGATTAGACGATCAAATACATCTTGGGTTGCAGAACACAACTGTCCATGGTTATATGAAAAACTAGGATACATTGTACAGCAATTGAATGGCCAATTTTACGATTATGATCTATGGGGGTTTCACGAGGATATGCAGTATACGACATATACATCTGAAGATAAGGGATTTTATGATTGGCATCAAGACAGTATGGCTCTAACTCTTAATGAAAATAATGTTGACAGTAGACTTCCCAGAAAATTTTCAATATCATTGCAGTTATCTGATCCTAAAGAATATAAGGGTGGAGATTTGTTAATTAAATCAGGTCAAACACCATTAAAAATGTCTAAATCTAAAGGACTCGTCGTAGCCTTTCCATCATTCATGGTACATAAGGTAACACCAGTTACAGAGGGTATTCGAAGATCATTGGTAGTTTGGGTCACTGGTCCTGCTTTTAAGTAAGTATAAATACCTATATAAAACATAGGTGTATAAATGGCTGTACCAACAACAAAACAAGAATTTAAAGAATATTGCCTAAGAAGATTAGGTAAACCAGTTATTGAAATCAATGTTGACGATGAACAAGTTGATGATCGTATCTCTGATGCTCTGAATTATTACAGAGATTATCATTTTGATGGTACTGAAAAAGACTATCTCAAACATCAATTAACATCTAGCGACATTACTAATCAATATATTTCTGTTGATGAATCCATTATAGGTGTAGTAAGAGCATTTGATATTGGCGATGCCTTACAAACAAATAATTTATTTAATATTAGATATCAGATTCATTTAAATGATTTGTATAATTTTACAAGCGTTAGTTATTCACCTTATGTAATGACTATGCAACATATACAAGCATTAGAAGAAATGTTTGTAGGTAAACAACCAATTCGTTTCAATCGTCATACAGATAGAGTTTATATCGATATGGATTGGGATACTGTAAATGTAGGTGATTATATTATCTTCGAAGTTTATAGGACCGTTGATCCGGGTACATATGGTGATGTGTGGAGTGACCCATGGTTACAAAGATACGCTACTGCCCTAATTAAAAAACAATGGGGGGCTAACTTATCAAAGTTTACGGGACTTCAACTTCCCGGGGGTGTACAATTTAATGGAGATAAGATTCTCGATGAAGCGACCCAAGAAGTCGCTCAATTGGAACAAGATATGATATCAGGGTATTCACTACCGGTATCAGATATGATTGGTTAGATTATATCTTTAAGGGCACAAGCCCATTATATATGTAAAATTGAAAAGGTCAACAGATAAAATGAAAGATAAATTAAAATTTGAAGATATTCATCCTATGATGCAGTTGAATATACTTGCAACCATGCAGATCGTTATTCCTTTACTTACTATTGGTTATTTTGTATTTGTAGATTTTAACATCATAATGTTTACAGCTGCTATGCTACTTGGTTATCTATGGGCAGCGTTTGGAACAGTTATTGGCTACCATAGAATCTTTTGTCACAAACTTGTCAAAGTAAGCAATAAGTGGAAGGTAGCATTTAACATTGGTGGAGCTATCTCACAGCATTTAACACCAACAGTATACTCAATGAGCCATACACAACATCATATGTTTACTGATACGCCAAAAGATCCACATAGCCCAAGACAAAGAGGGTTGAAGGCTATATTATACTTTGATCATGCACATGTCATGGATAAACAAACACTTACACCTCGTGAAAAACTGAAAACTATGGTAGCTCATAAAGATCTTATGAAAGATCCAATTCACCAATGGTTTGGAAGAAATATGTATTATGTTATTGGTGCATATGTTCTGCTATGCGCGGCAGTTGGTGCATTTTTTGGATCTACACTTGCAGGTATCGTATATGGATATTTTATTACATTTTGCTATACACACGTTCTAGCACAGCCATTGATTATCTTGAATCATTTGGATTGGATGCAGGGTAAAAGACCATACAAGAATAATTTTGCTTCTAATAAATATCTTGGATGGCCTCTTATTTTCCTAGAGCACAATCACGCAGATCACCACGAACATCCAGATGGACGGGATTGGACTGGTAGACTAATTAAGAGATTCTTTGATGGCAACAAACCTGTACTTCAATAATTTTAACTCTCAATCTGAACAGAGTCTTGTTGAAGACCTTGTTGTAGAGAGTATTAAGATATACGGACATGATGTCGTTTATCTCCCAAGACGGGTGGTAAATCGTGACTTCGTGTTCAATGAAGATACAATTTCAAGATATGAAAATGATTATTCAATTGAAATGTATATCAGAAATGTTGATGGATTTGAGGGTGAAGGTGATTTCTTGTCAAAATTTGGTCTTGAAGTAAGAGATCAAATTACATTTACAGTAGCTAAGAGACGTTTTGATAATGATATTGGACTAGTTGAGGATATTGTTAGACCAAGGGAATCAGATCTCTTATACTTCCCACTAACAAAGTCTTACTATGAAATTAAATTTGTTGAACATGAGGCTGTGTTCTATCAGCTTGGTCAGATTCAAATGTATGATATTCGTTGTGAGTTGTTTGAATATAGTGGTGAAGAATTCAATACCGGGGATGTTGCACTAGATGCATTGGAATCAGATAACTTAATGAATGCTCTAGAGTTCTCCCTTCAAACAGAAGACGGCTTTAATCTTGCAAATGAAACAGATGGTCCATTAATTCAAGAATTGTACAGACCAGATCTAATTCTTCAGGCTAATAATGATGTTTATGAAACACAATCAACAAGTTTTGGTGGTGGAGCAGGTATTATTGACTTCAGTGAAAAAGATCCATTTAGTGAAGGTGGATACTAATGTTTAACGATCAGTTTTACCATGAGTTGCTAAGAAAATACGTTATTGTATTTGGCAACTTATTTAATAACATCTATATCAATAGAAAAAATGCTGCAGGTGATATTCAGCAGACGCTTAAGGTTCCTCTAAACTATGGTCCTCGTGATAAAGCATTGTCTTTATTGGATCAAAAGCCTGACTTTGTACCTCAAAATGCTATAAGTCTCCCTAGAATGTCTTTTGAGCAAATCTCAATGAATTATGCCCCTCAAAGAAAATTAACAACTGTTGGAAAGAGATATCAGGTAACTGGTACCGATGCTAGTAGAATGAAATATACCTACAACCCGGTACCATATGATATTAATATGGCATTATCAATAATGGTAAAGAATGCTGATGATGGAGCACAAATTCTAGAACAGATTTTACCATACTTTACACCGGAATTTACAGTATCTATTAAGCCTGTTGCTGATATGGATATGGTCCAAGATATCCCTATTGTACTACAAGGTGTGACAACTGAAGATACTTATGAAGGAAACTATGAACAGCGTCGAGCATTGATTCATACGCTCGATTTCATCGTTAAGGGTAATTTCTATGGTCCTGTAAGGAATCAAGAAATCATTAAGAGCGTACAAGTTGACTTCTTAGCAGCATCTGGTGCAGGTCCAGTTACAAGTAGAGATGTTGCAAATACACCAAGAAATTCTAGAATTACAATCACTCCTGTTACTGGAGGCACAGCCGCTACTGCAACAGCAAATATTCATTCAAATGGTGTGCTTAATGATGTAACTATATCTACTGTTGGTGATAACTATGCAAATCTTGGTGCTACTGTAACATTTAGTTCACCGCAACTAAGAACAGATGCAGTATCATTATTAGGTCCTAGTGCACCTCTACCAAAAGGGAATCCTGGATTCCCATACTCTAATGGTATTGCTACAACGTCTGGAGGAGATGGTTCGGGGTTGACGTTGAATATTACTACTACAAATACAGGTTTGATATCAGCAGCATCTATCAACTTTAGTGGATCAGGCTATCAAGCTGGTAATGTTCTTACTGCAAGACAACCCGGCGCATCTAACAGTGTATTTTTTGTTGTAATTAGTGTTGAAACTCAGGGTGGTAGTAGTAACACAGCAACAGGTGTACCTGTATTTAATGCTAACAATGATTCTGTAATTGATGTAACTATAACTAATTCTGGTAACGGATATTCAACTGCTCCAACAGTTACTATTTCAGAGCCAATTGGAACAAAAACCCTAGCTCAAATTGAAGCTAACGATAACTTTGGATTTGGTATAACAAGAACTTTCTTCCAAGATGGTAAGAAGTATAACCCAGTGAATGATGAAGATGAACCAATCAGTTGATAATAAGATAGCAGATGTTTTAAAACTTGATGTCGAAGAACCTCAAGAAACTGAAGTTATCAAGTATGAACCTAAAGAAATAGTACAATCTACTGCCCCAGAGCATGAACGTGACTTTGAATGGTCACGTGAAAATATTATGATGGCTATTAGTACTGGTCAAAATTCATTAGAAGAATTATTCGAATTAGCTAAACAATCTCAACAACCAAGAGCATTTGAAGTTATAAGCCATTTAATTAAGACTATTACAGATGCAAACAAAGATCTTATCGAGCTTCATAGAAAGAAACTTGATATGGATCCTGAAAGAACTCAAGGCAAAACAGTTAATCAAAATCTTTTTGTGGGTAGCACAAAAGAATTAATGGATATAATTAAGAGAAAAGATGAGCCAAACAACTAGAGAACATTATCTAGGAAATCCTAATCTTAAAAGAGCAAATATTGCTGTTCAATGGACACCAGAGCAGATTGAAGAATTTGTTAAGTGTAGTGAGGATCCACTTTACTTTATCAAAACCTATGTAAAAATTGTAAACATCGATGATGGTCTAGTACCATTTAGATTATATGGATTTCAAGAAGAAATCGTTCAATCAGTACATAAGGAAAGATTTACAATTTGTAAGATGCCAAGACAGTCGGGTAAGACAACAACAGTTGCTGCGATGATTTTATGGCATGTTATTTTTAATGAGAATTATAGCGTAGCGATTCTTGCTCATAAGCTATCCCAATCGAGAGAAATCTTATCTAGAATCCAACTTGCATATGAACATTTGCCAAAGTGGTTACAGATGGGTGTAGTTGAATGGAACAAAGGTAATATTGAACTGGAAAATGGCTCAAAGATTATGGCATCTGCTACATCATCAAGTGCCGTTCGTGGTGGTTCATTTAACTTAATTTATTTAGATGAGTTTGCATTTGTTCCATTCAATCTCCAAGAGTCTTTCTTTGCATCTGTGTTTCCAACAATTTCATCTGGTAATACATCAAAAGTTTTGATTACATCAACACCCAATGGTTTAAATCTTTTTTATAAACTATGGGTTGAATCAGAGCAAGGTAGAAATCAGTATAAACGTATTGATGTTCATTGGTCAGATATTCCTGGCAGGGATCAGCAGTGGCGTTTGGATATGATTTCTAACACATCTGAAGATCAATTTAGAGTTGAGTTTGAATGCGAGTTTGTTGGTTCACAGAATACTTTAATTAGTCCAGCTAAACTAAGGATGTTAGCACCAATACAACCGATCCACATCCAAGAAAGTCTAAAACTGTGGGAGATGCCTCAGGAGGATAGGACGTATGTTGTTATAGTCGACACTTCTAGGGGCGTACAGGGCGATTATAGTGCGTTCCAGGTGATAGATGTGACTGAGTACCCATATAGACAAGTCGGCGCTTATAGGAACAATAATATATCTCCTATGGTATATCCGACAGTGGTTCATAGGGTTGCGCAAAACTATAACAATGCTTTTTGTCTTGTAGAGATAAATGATATTGGTGGTCAAGTGGTTGACATTCTACATGATGAATTAGAATATGAAAATGTATTCTGGACTACAAATAAGGGTAGAGCAGGTCAAGTATTATCTGCAGGTTTTGGAAACAAAGGTGGAGCTGGTAAGGGTGTAAGAACCACTAAACAAGTGAAAAGAATTGGATGTTCTAATCTAAAGGACTTGGTTGAATCAGACAAATTAATACTCGTTGATGTAGATACAATATCAGAACTCAGTCAATTCGTGCAAGTTAATGAATCATATGAAGCTGAGCAAGGAGCTAATGATGATTTGGTAATGGGCTTAGTTCTTTTAGCATGGTGTGTCAATCAGGATTACTTTAAAGAGCTAACAAACAGTGACTTTAGAAACTATATAAATCAGATGAATGAGCAAGCTATTGAAGACCAAATGTTACCATTAGGATTTATAGATGATGGGCATGATGATGTTGATGATTGGGGCACCCCAGTTCTGTAAATCTATAAATAGACAAGAAAATAATGCTTGCAAGCACTTAATAGGAGAAAGAAAATGGCATTTCAAGTTAGCCCAGGCGTAAATGTCAGTGAGATAGATCTTACAACGGTTGTACCAGGGGTTTCAACAACCATTGGCGCTATAGCTGGTCCATTTTTGTGGGGCCCAGCAGACGAAAGAGTTCTAATTACTGACGAAAATCAGCTAGTTAAAAGATTCAGCAAACCAGCTAATACAAATTATGAGACATTTTTTACAGCAGCTAATTTCTTATCATATGGAAATCAGCTTTATGTAGTAAGAACAGTAATGACATCAAATAATGCATCGCAGTTAGCTGCTAGAAATGCAGCTGTTGATCCTGCTTCTGATGTTATTGTTAAAAATACTGATGATTATCAAGAAAATTATGTTTCATCAGCACAGTCAAATAATTACTGGATTGGTAGATTCCCAGGTGCACTAGGCAATTCACTCAAAGTTTCTGCATGTTTAAATGCAAACGCATTCAGTGAAGCATTGACAGGTACAATTGCTATTTCAAATGGATCCACTGTAGTAACAGGTACTACAACTTCATTTGATACAGAGCTACAGGTTGGTGATACATTACTAGTAGGTACAACACTAATTGGTGGGGTATCTGCAATTACCAACTCAACATCAGCAGTTGTTTCTGCTACTTATAAGGGTGAAACACAGTCAGGGGCCGCTGCAACAAGAAATTGGCAGTACTTCAACGTCGTTTCGAAAGCTCCAGGAACATCACCACAAGGTACTGCTGCAGGAGCAACTTCTGACCAAATGCATGTTGTTGTTGTAGATGAAGATGGCGAGTGGACAGGTACTAAGAATACTGTACTAGAAGTATATGAAGGCGTATCTAAAGGTAAAAATGCAACCAAAGAAGATGGTAGCTCGAACTATTATGCTGATGTTATTAATCAAACATCACAATATATTAGATGGGGCGGCGGTCATATTAATGGTACGTTCGGCAATAATCTAAAAGATTTAAGTTTTGGCGGCGTCGATCTACCGGTAGTTGATTCACTAGCCGGCGGTGAAGATGGTGGACCTAAGACAGGTATTGCTACTGATCTGACAATTGTCAATGATAATGACTTGATCGGTACAGCTAGAGGATATAATCTGTTTTCTAATCCTGATGAAGTTGATGTATCATTAATCATGGCTGGTGCCTCAAGAGGTGGTACTAACGGTGAAGGT